CCGGGCCCTCACGGGCTTACGGCGTGCAAAAAGTGTAGATCTCGATCCGCTTATACCCTCGCTTCCCCGGTAGAGTAACACCGAGGTTACCTTCCCCATCGAAGGAGTGTGGCGTGGAAGGTTCCCTGTACTTCAGCTCGTAAACGAGTCGATCGCCGCGCAAGCGGGCATCGAACTCAAGCGTGCCTCCGGCAGGGTTCCGACCATGTATATCCGATAAATACGGATTCCTCGCTTCTGTGGCCTCTGATGAAGAGACATAGATGGAGTAGGCGGGATAGAACCTATCACCAGGTTTCAGCCGAAAAGACTTCCTCGGCTTCCAGGTGAAGGTCTCGAAGGTATACCCAGCATAACCCCGACTGCGCTTGTGGCGCTTCGGGGCCCAATCACCAAGGAGGTGACCGTCACCGTAACCGTCGGGCCCAAAGATCTGTAGATCCTCGGACAACCAGGTCTTAACGATGCTAGCCAGTTCCGGCTGCCACGTGCGCACGTAGAAGTTGTGCAACACGAAGGCATCTGCACCGGATAAACTGCCCTTGACATAGGCAGGGCGAATGTCGATTCCCGACACGTAGTCCTTTCCGCAAGATTCACGGAAAGGTCCAGAAGCGAACGACTTATCCTGATTAGGGATGAACCCCGCCGCACGTAGCACGCGGCAGAGTAAGTCATATGCTTGAACCGGCACGATGATGTCATCACCGTACACACTGACATCCTGAGTGCTGCAGCCCGCTGCTTGCGCAGAGGCTGCTGAGAGCGCCCAAAAAATCAGGGTTTCCAGCGGGAAGGTAAATCCATTCCCCATGCTGGAAAACTTCTGGAGCTTGATGACTCGGCCTTTGTACTCGACCTCTCCCGTTCGGAAGTAGTCGAGGGTGAGAGCCCAGTCCACGGGAAGCAGGTGGAAAACCAGCTCCCGCGCGACCGTGTCACTAGCGCTACTTAGGTCCAAGGTTGCTAAAGCCCCGGTAAAGGAACCCTCCTTGGCCAGACGTTGATTTCTCGTCTGGTCGCGGATGTCCACCCCAACGCGTCGTAACAGACCGGCAAGGTGACTACCGATACCTGCCTGGAACATGGTGTTCAGGCTCGGCTCAACGGCAATCGAGCGATCTGTCTTCAGCGTCTTCGGTACGAAGCTGAGGCGCCCGCGATGAATCTCGACGGGTACCAGGGCCTTGTCGGCTGCCTCACCAGGCAACCAACCAGGCATCTCCTCCAAGCAGTAACTAATCACTGGGAGAAGATCCTCGCTACAAGCGAACGTCTGGCTCAATTTCTCACGAGCCGACGCCGTTCTTTTTTGTACTTGCGTGGTTGCACCAGGACCGAAGCGGATATGTAATTCGCTAAGAGCGGGCACCCCATCACCTAATAGTGTGGCTATTTTCCGTTGAGCCAGGTGCAATACCTGCTCGACGTCCCGGAGAAACTGAAATTTCCCGGAAGACCACATTCTGAGGATGGAGTTCGTCTCGGCGCAAAGCCGCTCGGCTTCCTCGAACTTTCCGAAGGCGACCGCCTCCTTGTCGACGCCTACGTCAATATCCGCGCGTTTGTTATAAAACGCTTGGACCTGCCGTAGATGATACGCGTCTAGAGGGGCGAGCCTTTCATAAGGAAAGCGAAAGTCACACACAGAAAGAAAATCACCGCGACTAACAAGATCGCGGAGGTGTTCCCTTTCTGTCGCAGCGTCTTCAGTGACCTGCGCGAGGTGCCATGATGCGAGTTCCCAAAGGAGTTCATTAGACCTCTCTGTCGAAACTGTCTGATCCCAGCGTGAAAAGTCACGCATATAGCCTCCTGAATTAGGAAAGATTGGGAGATGGGTTGCTGGCCATAATGTGGGCGCGGGTTTGAACCACGCTTAGTCGCCTTAGGTAGGCGACACCAGCATGTCGAACAATTCCGGGATCGGTCCCGTCGTTGCCGGCGCAACCGAGGTGGAGATGTTGCCACCCAGGTTGAGGCCGAGCTGACGCACGAGGCGCCGGCCGGCCGTATTCGAGCGCGGGTGGTAATACCCCGACTCGATGAAGGTGTCGATATACGCCACCTTCGGCGCAGCGGTGTAACCCGCCGCATTGTTGCCGGATACGGACTCCATTACAGGAACTTCCACTCGCAGCTCGACCTTCGTCACACCTGACTTCAGTTTTTCAACTGAGGCCGTGGCGCGAACTTGTGCCTCGGTGGGGAGCGATGCAATCTGCTCTTGCCACTGAGCCGTGATTTTGTTCTTCTCACGGGTAACACTCATCGCGACCAAAATGTGCGACACGGGGGTTGCTGCTCCGTCATAGACGGTGATGTTTGCAATTTGCGACATCTTTTTCCAACGAAAGGAGTTGAGGAAGTTACTCGGTGTACTCGATGCGTCGCCCACGGAGGGCGTCCTTGATCACCGAATTGCCTTCGTTAGCCCTAGACCATAGGTCTTGGAGCTTAGCGCCGGCCCGAGCGGTTGTCAGCAGTGCAACTGCATTGGCACAATGCCTCCACGACGCCACCTTGGAGAGTGGCTTAGTCGTAGGAAGGGGGACCTTGAGTGTTGTCGAGACAGTGCGCGAAGTGATCATCCGGAACCAATAAAAGCCGGACAAGTCACCCCGCACATTGCCAGTCCAAGCACCCGTCGCAACGAGCCCCTCTGCTAAATACACAGAGGTGCGAGTAGTCACGAACGTGCCAGTAAGCGCTCTCGCGAGCGCATGGGCTGCCAGGTAGTTGCCAATCGGTATAAACCAGTCGACAACGAAACTATAGGGGATCTTCTCCCACACGATGCTGGCTGGGTCAGTTAGACCGGACAGCAGGACCGTGTCCTTCTGTTTAAGAAAGGCTATGATCTGCCCGCGCTCGACCGCCGACGAGCTGGAATATCTCCAGTTCGGAGACGACGGTCGTATGCTAACGGGGATGCGTCGACGTGCCACGTAACGCTGCTGCATCGGTACGTTAAGCAAGTCTGCGAGGAATGTTGCACCCTCGTATGCATCGTTTATAAGCGGCAGCCATCCATACTGCAACTCCAGCCAGTTAGTAGCAACTGCCCTGCGTTTCCGCAAGATTTCGCGTCCGGTCCCATCCGTGAGGAGGTGAGCGGCGCGGCTGAAATTACCGCGGTGCGCAGCGTTGACAGCGCCGTAAATACGAGAGGCCGCAGAAGCGACCATCCCGAGGCTCTGCCGACCCTCGGCAAGAAAAACGCCGAGGTTAAAACCGCTACCGACAACCTTCTCTCTCAGTTTCCCGAGGAGGGCTATATCGTCGTTAGCGGTCCACGCACTCCCGATTCCTGGAACCGGGGCCGTACCTGAGTCCGTAGGTAACGGAGTCCAGAGGCCCGTGGTGGGCGTAAACAGCTCACCACTACCAGGGAATACCTGGTGGTTCACAGTGCAGTCGTAGGGGTGTTCTTCTTGACGTGCGCGCTTTGGTGGGCGTACACGACGAGCAGGAACACTATACTCTTTACCGATCTTCACCCATTTACCATCGGGCAGGTCACGAATCAGAGAAGTAACGTATCCAGGTACGCGCTTCGGGGGGGCTTTTGGGCTCCCTTTCTGCGTCGGCACTTTTGGATAGTCCCCACCAGACCAGGTCTTGGAAAACCTGGTCCCTGCGAGACCGTTCCCGTAAGGGTAGGTCAAGTCAGTGGATTTAGATCCCACAGTCATATGATTGTGACGGCAGAAATGCCATCACCTCCCACCGGGGGTACGTGCCAGCTTTTCGAGCCGACGCGAAACATCGCGGAGCGACTTAACGTCCAGACTTTTGATCTGTTCGTCAGTCAGTTCGGGGAACTCAATCCCCTGTTCCCGAAGCTTGCTCATCAGAGCATGCAGTTCGGACTCCAGGAGTTCTCGTTCAAGCTTGTCGAGCATGGCAACCTCCATAGGTGGGCAGCCGGGCCTTCACAGGCCTAGGCTAACTGCGCGTACCTTCACAGGCATTGCGCGGGTGGTGAAAGGGAGCCCCTTCAAGAACGCATCCGTTGATACCGGAGCACCGCACGGCGGGTTTTAACCGACGTCCGGCACCGGCTGACACGGAATCCATAGAAGTTGATAGGGAAGAGATCCACCCACTGGTACGGGTAGACCTCCCATTGCAGAAGCAATGGATCGATCAGACGTTTCGCCCCTTCGGGCACGGCGCTTGATTTCATCCTCGACTCCTTCATCTGGATAAGCGTTTGGAAAGGGGGCC